GCGCGTCCCCAATGGCTCCCGCTGCTTTCGCAACGAGATGTGCGGGAAAGGATATCGTTCCATACTCGTCCTTTCCTTGTGGTGACAGATTCAGTGGTACGGTAGATGTGGGCGTGGTTAGTTCAACATCGGAGGCGTAGGCCAGGAGCGTGATCGTGATCGGATCAGTAGCTCCATTAGCATGCCGCAGCGAATTCAAGCTGCGCAAAGTGATCACCCCCATTGCGTTCCATTCAGCCATTGGAATATCCAAGGCTGACTTAGGCCACACAAAAGGTAACACCAGTTCACCACCCTCACTTTTAGTCGGATCAAAATAAATGTGAGGTCTTTGGGTCTGCTCAACCAGATCAGCCTTCTCGGGCGGAGCGGTCAAGCGAGAAACGGAATCAGTATTTGGGAGGGGATTGTAAAACATGATCCCTCGACCATAATAAAATGGATTTCCGTTTACCAGCAATTGGACATGTAGGTTCATCTTCAAATTCTTGAAATGTGCCAATCTGTTCGAAACTCGTGGATCCTCACAAAAGAGTTTCCAGGGATTAATTTCTTGGTTCAGCGTGATGCCGATATCCCATTGGGTCGAATAGATACGCACTGGTCGCTCGAAGAAACCATCATTAGTATCACTGGTTGTGAGATGGGAACTAGTCCCATCATTTCCTGGAGAGCGTCCACTCTGCCAGGAAGATTGCTGGTTGTCCAGCTGCATTGTGCCGATATTTTGTACCGGACTTTTTCTGTATTGAAAAATTGTAATCCATATTTGTTCAGAGCACGGTTGGAGGATTATACACCGCGCCGAAAAATGCAAAATGAAACATGTAAGCCATAAAATAATACGCATAAAATATACATTCGGGTATCCATAACATGTAACTGGCTTTTTAAAGCAGAATTTATCATTACTTCCCGGCCAAGGGTTAGATGGAACTTGCGTCTTCTTCTTCATCAGAAATATCGCTAAGAACAGTGTTCGAAGCGAAGTACCTGATGTTGAAATCGTCCAACCAGTCTTCTCTGGTTTTAGCAAGAATGAGGGCAACATGCAAGTAAATGTCGGCATCGACACAGGCAAGTGTGAGAACTTTCCTTCGGTCCTCAAACACTGAGTGTTCGTGCCTCGCATACTCGCGCATTTGCGCCTCAACTGCTTGGACTGCATAGGTAATGGGATCCATCTCCCCATCTCTATACATATACAATGCCTTGTCAATAGACGGCAAGGCAAGGGGGGCCAAATAATGGCCAAGGTAGGGCTCATACCGGAAGGAGCGCTTGCAAAAATTGCAATCTCTGATATCCTGAAACGCGTCAACATTATCCAAAGATTTTTTGTCATCAGTATACACCAAATTAATGGATCTACAAAATGACTGAACGTCTCTCTGATTAAAGTAACGGCTCCCACCAATGGAATCATCGCCCAAGAACAAAAAATGACACGAATCTCTGAAAGTGAGACCCTCGCTGTGCACTAATGTTCCATCAAATCCTGGAGCAAAAAACGCGCACCTATGGATTAATGAGTTGACAATGCTATTGAACAGCAAAGTGCAGAATGTTCCTGAAGGCATCAGACAATCAAATGAGC